ACATTGTTCAGACGGCATGTGCCGATCAGCGAGTACAACACCGCCGCATGTTCGCCACCGCTGTCGGAACCCGCGAACAGCCAGTTTTTCCGGCCTACGGCCACTCCCCGTAAGGCGTTCTCTGCGATGTTGTTGTCGATTTCCACCCAGCCATTACTGCAGTACACGTTCAGGCCATCCCACTGTTTCAGCAGGTATGCGAACGCTTTTGCCGTATCCGAGTGACGCGACAGTGTTTTCATCTGAGTCTGTATCCAGTCATACAGTGACTGCATCAGTGGCGCAGCTCTGGCTTTTCTTGCCGCCAGACGCTGTTCTGCTGTACATCCCCGGACTTCTGCCTCTATGGCATACAGTTCACCGATACGCTGCAGGGCTTCCGTGGTGATGTCGGTGGGCACTCTTGCATGCACATCGTGGATTTTTCTCCGGGCATGAGCCATACACGCGGCTTCCGTTATTCTGCCGGATTCGTATAACACCCGGTAACCACCGTAAGCATCGGCCTGAAGCACACCGCTGTAACCGGCCAGATGATTTTGTGGATGGATACCTTTCCGGTCCGGTGAGTACGCGAACCAGACCGCCGGGGGCATTTCCGAACCGGCGTTACGGTCATCACGGACGTAGACCCACAGCCGGGCGGTCCGGGTTTTACCGCTGCCCGGCTCCTGGACCGGGACGGGGATATCATCAGCATGGACTTTACCGGGCATCAGCACATACTGGCGCAGGACGTCATACAGCGGCTCCAGCAGTTCAGCAACGGCACCTGTCCAGCGCCCCAGCGTGGCGCGGCTCAGCTCCACGCCCTGGCGACGGTATATTTCTGACTGGCGGTATAACGGCAGATGGTCTGCATATTTCCCGGTAACAACATGGGCCAGAAGCCCCGCTCCGGCATAACTGCGTGCAATGGGTTTTGAAGGTACTGTTGCCTGCACGATATGGTCGCACCGACAACAGGCCAGTTTCGGACGTTGTGTTTCGATAACCTTAAAGGCGCTGCTGATAAGCTCCAGTTGCTCTGACACATCACACCCCAGAGGACTGAGGTCACCACCACAGGCCGGGCAGCATTCCTCTTCCGGCCGGATGACCCGGGTTTCACGGGGAAGTGAGGCCGGTAACGGTTTACGGGCTGAAGACTGGCGCAGGGCGGATGGCAGTACCGGGTCATATTGCTCACCCAGCGTTTCCGCCATTTCTTCCTGAAGTGCGCTGATTCGCTCCTGTGCTTCCTGTATCTGCCGTTCGGTTTTAGCGCGAAGTTTTTCTGAGCTTTTACCGAACTGCATGCGCTGCAGTTTCGCAACCAGCGCCTTCAGCCGGTTGATTTCGGAAGCATAAGCCGCCACCCGCTGTGAGAGCAGGCGGTTGTATTTCGCCATCTGGCGGATGGTGTCCTGTTGCGTCTGCAACAGTGCCCGCAGGCGGGCATTCTCATGAGCAAGTGAGGTGTCCATATCCTCACTTTACAACGGGTTATATGCGGATGCCAGCGCGTTCCGTTCGTTTCGGGTGCTTCCAGTCGATGCCTTCGAGAAGCATGGACAACTGAGCCGGAGTAAGGTGAACCTTTCCATCGCGGGTGACCGGCCAGACGAAGCGGCCCCGCTCCAGGCGTTTGGTGAAGAGGCACAGTCCGTCACTGTCAGCCCACAGCACTTTTATCTGGTCACCCGGCGTCCGCGGAAGATGAACAGATGCCCGGAGAACGGGTCATCCTTCAGGACGTTCTGAACTTTTGAGGCCAGGCCGTTAAAGCCATTTCGCATATCGGTGATACCGGCGACCAGCCAGATACGCGAACCGGCAGGGAGAGATATCATCAGTGGCTGCTCCCTTTCATTTCGCGGATAAGTGTCTGTAATAACGCCGGTGTCAGTTCACCTTTCAGCCTGAGAGTTCCGGCCGGCAGAACCAGCTCGCAGCACAGACTGTCTGGCAGTGTATTTATCTGTTCAGGTATCTGCACTGGTGCCGGGATTTTATTATCCGGCTCCGGAGTTAACGTCACGGGAAGTAGCGATGTTTCATGTTCGCCGGGCGGTTGCAGGCCACCGTTACGCCAGAGATGCCGCCAGTTAAAGAGCAGGTTATCGTTAATTCCATTCTCTCGAGCTATTTGTGCGACACAGGCACCGGGTAAAAGAGTTTGCTGAACCAGTCTCCATTTAAACTCCGGTGAAAATCGGTTCCGGCGGGGTTTCTCTGCTTTCACAGGCTGAGTCACGGTCGGGGCTGAAGGGTATCGCCCCGGGAAAAGAGCCCGGGCCAGTTGCCCGCAGGAATATTCACCGGAAAGAGGCCAGTCAGTGAATACCTGGTGAAATCGCCTCACCAGAGAAAAAATGGCGGTTTTGCTGACACCAGTCTGCGCAGAAATGCGCGGGTACGACAGTGACTCGTCAAATCTCAGCTGTAGCACACGCAGGATCAATTCTGGATTATCTGCCAGTACCGCTTTTCGTGCATTCATCTTAAATGTCCTTTTACTGCGAAAATGGACATTAGTATCGGAAACAGGAAAGGGAGGCGAAAGACGGTTTAAATGATGCGCTTACGAATGAGACAAGGCCCGCTATCGGGCCTTAATTTTTATTCAGGCTTTTGTGGCCATTCAGGATTTGCCGTATCCACACGGCTGACCAGAACACTGTAGCGCTCCCATGCTTCCAGTCGGCTACGCTCCTCATCTGTTGCCATGTTCAGCCTGACAGCGCGTTCCAGTGGCTGAATAACGCTTTCTGCTTCAGAAAGCAACGCGGCCTTTTGTGATTCGGCCTGTTGTTGCAGTTCCTGTTCTGTATATTCCCTCTTTACTACTTTACCATACAGAAACATCCATTTTCCGTTATTGTCTGCGCGACGATTTGCCGTAATATCAGGAACTTCAACTATGCTTAGCCCTTCAGGATTAATAGTTGAAACGTCTTTACTGACAGCAACGATGATGTTGTTCTCATCGTAAGCAATTTTTATGGTGTCTGGCTGAAAATTCTTTTGTTCCTCATACCAGTTTTTGCCATCTTCGCAAAAGAGCCATACCACGCCCGCTTTTTCAGTTAGCTGGTATTGTTCTTTTGTTTTAGGGTTGCCAGCAGTAATATTTTTTAAGTGCATCATCTTAAACACTCCCCACGTTGTACCATATTCCCCCAATCAATTTCTGAATTGGCCTTCTGGCAACAGTGTCGACAAGATCATCCGCATTGCCGTTAATTGCGGCTGTTAAAACATAACCTGACGCATCGCCAAAGCCGTAGTCGCGCCATACGTTTTTATATTCAATGCTGCCAAGACGAATATCCCGAACGACATGATTATGCAGCCATGTGCTTAACCAGTTGTTTCCCCACACTGAACCATAAATATCGCCACTAGACGCAACTTGCGCACCACTTCCCAGCGCAAATCCCCCATCTGTTTTAAAAATGAAATCACCACCACCATCTGAACCGTTATTAATATGAACACCATCACCACCGTTATCTTTCCACAAAAACATACGAATACTTCCGTCTTCGTTGGTGAATGTAATGTGGTGGCGGTAATTACTTTTTAATCTAAAATTGCTGCAATTAGATTCAATATCTTTATAAAGATGTAATCCTAACCCATCAATATGTCCGATGCGCGAACCATTTGAATAGAAGCTAATAATACCATCTCCATCTTGCCTAAATCCGGTGTCGTTATCTCCCAGAACAATGGAGTTTTCACCCAGTGCGTTATCAGTAGCACCAATAGCTAGACCTCCTTCAATTTTGGCCCCGTGGCTGACATATATAGCACCTGTTCTTAGATTTATAGCGAATGGCCTTAATGGGCCGATATCACCGTTTTCGCCTTGTCCTTCAGCCGTAGGGATGAAATGAAGGGACTCTTCTGAACGGCGGAAAATAAGACCGAAGGCATCATTAAAAATTCGCAGCGCATTCATCGTTCCAATTTTCAGTTCTCCGGTCATTTTATCGCCGGAACGCTGAACGGCGTTACCAGCCTTGTTTACCGTTTCCTGTAAACCGAGGTATTCGATAACAGCGGCAACGGTCGATTTCGCAAGAATATCCCGCCCGACTTCTGTCAGGGTTGCCAAACTGGCAACGTCATTCCCCGTAAAATACGGAAACCTGTCTGCCGCAGTAACAAGCCCGGCCAGCGCCGTCAGGGTGGCATCTTTCGGTTGCTTACCCGCAAGCGCGTTAGTCATGGTGGTCGCAAAATTCGGGTCATTGCCAGCGCCGCAGCCAGTTCGCTCAGCGTGTTTAGTGCATCAGGTGACGAATCTACAAGTGCGGCAATCGCGGCCATAACGAAAGCCGTGCTTGCGATCTGGGTACTATTAGTCCCCTGTGGCGCTGTTGGTGTTGTTGGCGTTCCGGTCAGTGCCGGGCTGTTTAATGGTGCTTTCTTGTTCGTTTCATCCATTACCGCCTTAACAGCTTTTGGTGTTGCTGCCAGCGTTTCAGACGTGCTGTTCGTGGCGCTACTGAGCTGAACAATCCCTTTTTGTGTTGTGGTGGCGTTCTGGGCGGTATATTTCCCGTCAGCCAGGTCATATGCAGCCTTAACTGCTTTCGGTGTTGCGGCCAGTGTTTCTGATTCACTGTTAATTGCACTGCTTAACTGAGTAAAACCTTTTGCGGTCAGCGAGGCGTCCGGGTGATGTCGTGACTGTTCGTGCTCTGAGATTTTATCATCCACATATTTGCGGGTTGCCAGAACCACAGACGGGTCGATTTTCAGCGTGATGGCTTCGGTGTTCGTGACAACCAGAATCATGCGGATAGTCTGGGTACGACCACTGCCTTCCTGCAACTGCGGTTTGTACGTTTCCGGGCAGTTTGCCACCGCAATGAGTACACCTTCATCATCATAAAGACCAATCTCACGGATCCAGAATCCTCCCTCGTTTTCAGGGATGATTTGCTCCGCAATAATCTGGCTCTGATTGTTAGGGTCAACACTCAGAAGATTCAGCGGTGCAATGCGTTTCTGGTTAATCAGTTTTGTTTGTGCAGGGTCTGGTGTTGGTAACACACCATTTGCATCACCAACGGCCATTTGCGTCAGATTCAGCTTACTGCCGAGCATCGTCGCGTTAGCCAGTCGTGCCGCGCCCTGATTAGTCAGAATGGCGTAGTATTTCACTGTCATGCGTTTACTCTCAGATTATCAATTAAATGAATGGCCGGGGCAGGGAAATAGTCCCCTTCGACAATAATGGACTCCGGGGTGTAGGGATAAACCGTCAGGGCATCGCCGTGATAGCATCCCGTACCAACGAAAATCTTTCCGTTCACACTCAGGCTGATCGCCAGCCCCGTCAGATGGCGACTTACTGGTTTTGCATCCGCAATAAGGCGCTCAAGTTCCTGATACATTTCATCGGTGATGCCCTGATCAAGTACTCCGACAACAATGCGAAATGTTCCCGGCTCCTCGTTGAGTTGCCACCACTCCTTTACTTCAATCAGGTAACCGAGAGGCTCCACGGCTCTTCGCAGTGCGCTGATGGTCCCTTTGTGTCGGTGTATCAGCCATGCATCACGAATCACCTGTCGCTTTGTCTCTTCCGGCCAGTTGCGATCCCAGCGGTCAACGGAAAACGCCCAGGCGAGATAAGGCAGCAGATGCACCGGGCAGGTGTCCGGCGACCACAGCGTGTTGAGGTCTACCGGAATGTCTGTAATGCGTGTTCCGACGGCTTCGGCACAACGCATGAAATTGCTGGCTGATGGTGGTAACAACGAATTACTCATTGCGCCCACCTTCGCTGATGGTGAATGACTCACAGCGCGCCGCCTGTATGTCGCTGATGGCCATATTCTGTGTGGGTTCGATTATCTCCACGCGTTGCACACCGTGCACATGCAGTGCGGCAGCAATGGCGGACAACGCCACGTCCTGACCGATAAGCCCCTGCTCAGCCAGCCACTTCCTGAACGACGATTCAGCCGCGGCCAGAATAGGTTCGGATTCCGGGCCGGGGTAAAAGTACAGTTTTGCATTCAGCCGCCATGTCACGATTCTGGCGCTCTGTACGGTCAGGCGGTCGGCCACCGGACGGGTATCCTCTGCATTCAGAACGGCGCGAACGGTATTAAGCAACGCCTCCGTTGCTGTGCCGTCGCCTTCAGTGGACAGAATGGAAACCGTCACACAGGCCGGAGACGGGCTGATGGCCCGCGCATCACGCACCAGACCGCTGGCGCTGCGTGCAAAATACTCGTATGCACCTGACGGGCCAGCAACACTCAGGCCATCGTACGCCCGCTGTGCCCGCAGTCTCAGCGAGGTGTCACTTTCCATCACTGCGTCGGTGGTATCCGTTGCCGGAGTGATGGTCAGGCGCTTTGTGTTCATATTGCCCGCGAGGTTGTCCAGGTCTGTCCCGGCGCTGTGGCTTAACATGCAGGCGCGTGCCCCCTCATTGACCCGCTGGCGTAACAGCATTTCACGAAACGCTGTTGTCTGGGCGATAACGTTCAGGGGTTCCGATTCCAGCTCCAGCGCGGCGGAGACGGCTTCACGCTGTTCGGCGGGATAAGCCGCAATCATCATGGCCTTTGTGTCAGCCAGAATTGCCTCAAAGTCAGGCTCCGCGATGATGGCGGGTTCCGGTAACTGGGAAAGGTCAACGGCGGGCATGATTTACTCCTTCAGCGTGATGGTTAACTCAACATTCTGCATGGTCTGCATGACAGTGCCCGACAGCGTCACCCCGGCGCGGCCTCCCGCTTTCCAGACAACGTCGATGGCGTCCAGGGCAATGCGGGGTTCCCATCGTGTCAGCGCAATCACGGCAGCACTCATGCATTGCAGACGAGTTGTGTTATTCATGGGTTCGTCAATCAAATCAGGCACAAGGCTGCCATATTCCCGTCGCATAACCCGGCTTGCCAGCGGGGTGATCAGGATGTCCCTGACTGACTGTTTCAGGTGCTCCATATCGTTCAGGTTTCCCGTCCCGTCCGGATTCATTCCTGTGTAGCGGGTTGTCACTGCGGGCCTCCTGTCGAATCGCTGCCACCTTTAACGCCACCGTGCTTATGCGTATGCACTGTGATGCCGTTTGAGGTGAAATCGCCGCCGCTGTGCGTGATATTGCCGCTCATCTTCCCCCTTTTGTGACGTCAAGCGTCGCTGTTCTCAGAAGGTCTGTGCATTCCACGACGGGCGTATCCAGTGTCACGCTGACGGATGCCTGCAGGGTGGCTGTTTTCATGCCGCTGGCGCTCAGTGCGCCTGCGTCCGTGTCGTAGCGGAACACCGCGCCATCCGGCGCGCTGATCACGATTTCTTTCAGGCTTTTGCCGGGGGCCGGACTGGCATCACTCCACAGGCTGCCAATTATCATGGCGGTTTCCGGGTTGCCGCCAATGCAGGCAATTACCACCTGTTCGCCTGGTGATGGCGGCAGCCACACATTGAAGGCTCCCGCGCGCGTGGTGTTCCAGCGCAGCCAGCCTGTTTCCAGTTCGCCGCTGCGAACGCGCACGCACCAGGATTCCTCATCAACTTCAGAGATGATCCCGGTACGGATGATGTTGCTCAGCAGTCGCATGAGTTCTGCGCTCACCGTACAGCCTCCGCAATCCGGCCCAGCACCGTGTTATAAATCAGGCGCTCATCTGCCTGGCTGATACCCAGCAGCTCACGTACCGGGTAATCGGTGAAAATGCCCGGCGCAACCTGATCGCGCTCACCGAACTGATGAACGCGTGCAATACGTGCGGCCACGCCGCTGTAACCCACCGTCACACCGGAAGCATCTGCACGGGCTTTCAGGTAGCGGGCGGTGCGCAGTTTTACGAACATGGGGACGCGCTTTGTGCTGTCCTGGTTGATGCGCCGGGTGCGTATTTCCAGAAAAACGGTCGATGTCATCCCGGTAAAACGTGCGGATATTGTTTTTATCCTCATCCCACCCGGTAATGGTTCGCCCGTATTTCCCCGTGTCGTGATGCCAGTTTTTCAGCGTGCGTGCTTCGTTATTCCAGATAAAGCGAATGCGCTCCTGTATCCGGGTTACGCGGCGTCTGCGTGGTGTCCATGCGGTCCCGTCCGGCGCTTTCTGTGACCGGATGCGCGCCTGCTGGGCGCGGCGTAAATCCTGTGCCAGCTTTCTGGCGATGTTATTGATGGCCTGCTGATTCAGGCTGTCGCGGATGGCCTCAAAGGTTTCATCCACGCGGGTGAATGCCTTATCCATCGCTTTCACCCCACGTCACATCCTGGAATACATGCGACCAGTCGCCTTCGGAAGATGGCAGGCGGGGTTTTGGCTCCGGCAGGTGTTCTGCCTGCGGTGTGCCCTGACTGCTGCGCGTGATGCGAACGCGTTCCCGCAGGGGGAGCGTAAACAGGAGATCGGCGCTGTCATCGTCATTGATAACGGCGGAAAATTTGATGTCCTGATTACGCTCAGGGTTGAGCAACAACTGTGGCTGATTTTCGGATAACCACGCCAGCAGCGGCAGCGTGAGGTCGTCCAGCTCCCCGGCGTAATCCATGACAAACATCACCATCTGATAGCGGTAAACAAACGAGGGTGTTTCTCCGGTCGTTTCAATGTTGCCGCTCTCCACGAAAATGGTGAATTTTTCCGGGTTGGCCTGACACCATCGGCATGAACGGGTCATGGCTTCACGCAGGGAATCAGTTTTCAGCATGGTTGTTGTCCTCGTTGTTCAGTCGTTGCAGTCTGCGCTGTTCCAGTAATTCAATGGCCCGTTTATCCGCGTTACAGGTTTCCAGTGCATCCAGAAGGCGGTCGCCCCATATACCGAGATTTCCCCATGTGGGAGTGTCAGGGAAGGGGGGAGGCGTTACCGGTATGGTCAGCGTCTGCGGTATAAGCCGGACTGACGGCGCTGGCCGTGGCGCGTTCTGCGTGCCTGCGCAACCTGTCAGTAAAACGAGCATCAGGCAAAGCGTGGGCGCATTCATCTTTTGCAATATCGTTGCGTAGCTGTTCACGTATGGCTTCTCCGTCCTGATTGCGTTGCTGATTTTCCACGCGGAGTTGCGCCAGCACCTGCTGCATATCCTGTACCCCGGTGCTGATGATATTCAGGGTGTCGACGGTACTTTTCAGGGTGCTGGCCTGCGCTTCGTTTCTGGCGTTCTCCCGGCCCAGCGACCACGACAGACGTATGGATGTTCCCCATGCGGCAATCAGAAGGAAAGCGACACCCAGCGTGGGCCAGAGCTTCATGCCGGATAGGCTCCGTGTGGTAACTGAAAATGCGGTCCGTCTTTCAGGGTCTTCCAGTCGCCGCCCCATTCCACCGGAATATTCAGTTCCCGGCTGGCCTGTCTGAATGCTGCTGCGATTTTTTCGTACAGCGACCATTCCCATGACACCTGGCTGCCGATATAAGCCACAACATCCACGGCATGCCCCGTAAGGTGGCGGCTGTTCATGGTCTGGCTCTTACCCGTGGCCACCAGTTGCTTCTGGCGGTAACGGCTGCGCAACCCTTCGGTGATACCAAATCCGCTTCCGAGATTTCCAGTGCCCGTCGGGTCACTTTCACCAGATCAGGATTTACGCCCTGCAAATTCTTTTCGCTCCGGCTGCTGAATTTAAATGTGTTGCTCATTCGTCCTTCTCCTTCACCCTGCGATTAAAGGCCGCAATAACCTTGTCGCGTGCTTTCTCTGCCCCCCATAAAACCGATTGAGTGCGCCGATAAACGTCACGGCATCTTCAGGAAAACCGAAGAAGCGCAACGACCCGGCCACGGCCATGGCAAGAACGCCGCACGCCAGCGATCCCGTTACGGTCTGAACCAGTGTTCGTCCGTCATAAAGACTCATCAGCGCGGAAATGCTGACCGCCGCGCCTACTGCATACACCGTTGGCAGGTGGTCAAAGAGCCACGCAATAACCTGCTCTGTGATCCCTGTTTGAATGGTGCTCACTGCTACTCCCCCCACAACTGAATCATTTCTCGTTTCTTCTTCTCCGGCTCCGGCATCTCCACTTCCTGCCCGGCGTCCAGAAATACCTGCTGACAGAGTCCGGGGTTGGCATCCAGCACCTTTTCGGTGACGCCCTGCGTCGTGCCGTAGTACCGGAAACAGAGCGAATCCACGGTGTCGCCTTCCAGTGCCTTTACTTTCATCAGCACAACTCCGCAAAGATTCGCGGACGGCACAGAATGTCAGAGATGGCCCAGCTCACATCACGCCACAAATCCGATGTCTGTATATCCAGTGCGTCCGCCCGGCGGTCGCCCTTGTCCGTTGTGTCCGCATCGCGGTAACGCTCCAGAATCAGGGCGCGTGTGGCGGTGTAAACCGCATTGCGCCAGTGCCAGAGATTGACGCTTTCTCCGTTAATTACGGGTGCCGGAACATCGGCCAGCGTCTGATGGCCAGCCGCCTGCTGTTCCTGCTGCCATGCTTCCAGCTCGCGGGTAACATGTGCCACAGCCCCGGTGGCGGTATGCAGCAGACGGGAGGTGGTCACACGGCCCGGCAGTCGTACCGCCAGACGCAGCTCACGCAGCACAATATCCGGCCAGAATGCACCCGCTGAAATACGGGTATCACCATCATCGGTATCGGTGATGTCGTCCTCTGCGGGGCCGGGGTTGGTTCTGGCAACCATGCTCATGGGATTCACTCCTGAAAAAATCGGGCGGTGGGTGCGCGGTGTAAACGGCCACGGAGTCAAACCGGAACACCGCGCACGCCGCCCGCTGACGGGGTCAGTCGTTAACCGCGCTTCGCCTTCTGCGTCGCGGTGGTTTTTCGTGTTGCAGGCTTCCGCGTTGTCTTTTTACTTTTGCTGCTTTCGTCCTGCGCCTGCTGTGCGCTGGCGTCTTCTGATGCGGCTGCGGAATCGGCTTTTTTCAGGGCGCGGGAAAGGGTTGCAATCTCGCGTTTCACACCTGCGTTCGGGTTCAGGTGCATCGCTTCGCGCAGCAGCTTCAGTGATAAGGCCATGTTGTCTGCATCGGTCAGACCACGACGGGCAAAGGCGCACGCCTTGCATAATTTGGCGCGTACTTCGTCCGGCATGTCCTGGTCGGTGACAATCTTCCGGAGGGTGTCCAGTGGTTCGATAAAGGCGGACAAATCCGCGTCGGCATCCGCCCCGGCCTGCGTCAGTACCGGGTTGCAGATTTCTTCGGTCAGCACTGTGGCAGCAGTACGGCCAAAGTTATCCGGCATAATGAGGTTATGACGGACCACATACGCACCAATACGCAACGCCAGCGGAAGATCGCCGCAGTCAATCGCCCACA